CTTCTCTTGCGTATAGCTTGTCATTAAGACCGTTCAAGGTAGCTGACACTTCCTTCTGCCATTTGCTAAATATGTTCTCTAAATCTTTGAAATTAGTCCTCCATTTGTTCCTTGATTCCCTCATACCCTCTAACTCGGTAGCTTCTTCCTCATCAACTCCGTTTACCCACTCTATTAAGTCACCGAATGGGTCAACATAGCCCGAGTATCCATTACTTCTATTTCTAGGTTTAGGGAATACCCCGAAGTGTAAATGAGGTCCAGTAGAGTTTCCAGTGTTACCAGATTCTGCTATAACCTCTCCAGCCTTAACGTCATCGCCTACCTTTTTAGCTGGAAACACTCTTAGATGAGCGTATATAACCCCACAAGTATTGTTTTCTATCTTCATGTACTTACCATATCCATACTTATCACTCTCTATCTCTGTGATAGTTCCATCAATACACGATATTAAATTGGTTCCTGTTTGAATTGGGACATCAATCCCGTTGTGTCCTTGTAGTCCATACCCTGCGTAAGAGTCTGGGTTCTCACCAAAGAACTGAGTATATCCAACATCTGCTCCTTCATATAATCCTTTGCGTAGTTTTATCTTAGGCATTGTATTTATTCTACCATTTCTTTATGTACCTTAACATGACACGCTCTACAAAGATAAGTTACTTCAGATGGTTTTCTGTAGTCTTCATGGTGCATGTCTGTGTTTCCTATAACACCGCATAGCCCACACCCGTCCTTACCAGCACCGTTCACCCTCATAACGGAGGTTATGTTCCACGCTTTTCTCCTATCTCTATTGTTTTTCTCATATTTCGTTGTTGCTCTGCTGGTTGTTTTTTTACCTGCTGCGGTTTTTCTATATTTCCTATGCCTCGCTGTGTTACATTCTCTACAGCAGTATCTTTGTAATATCTTACCGTCCTTTGAAATAGCCTTAGATATTTTCATCAGTGGTATGTTTTCTCTTTTACAAGTACAACAGTACATATATTATGTATACCACACATATACCAATTCTCATATCAATTATTTACCAAGACTGTTTTTAATATAGACTAAATCAGTCTCTATAGCTTTTAAAGATACTTTGATTTCTGTGAACACACTATCCACCTCACCAAATCTTTCCTCGGAAACTGTGACGTGTTCCTGAAACCTACCACCAAAGTAATCAAACCTAGTTTCAAGATTAGCCTGTTTAGTGGATATTACCGTGAAAGAAACTACAATCCCACATATAATTATTATTATAGGTATCCAAAACCTCAACTCACCTCTTGTTATTGCTTCTTTAATCATAAGTCTAAAAATCCTATTATAGCTGCACCAAATACGGCTGGTTTAAATGATACTGCTGAAATCGTGTACTTGTTACTACCTGTCCAACTCATGTTATTAACTCCAGGAGAAGCAAATACTTTATAACTTGCTGCTGACCTATCACTTGGTTGACTTAGATTATAGATATCCGTTTGTCCACCAGCAGATGTCAATGTAGAGTTCTGCGACATAACAGCATCTACCATCATTACATTGGTAGCCACTGTAGTTACATTCAAAGAAGGGTTACCAGTAGCGTTTACACTAGCGCTGGCATCAACAGGAAACGCCTGGTCTACACCAAAGAACGAGATTGCACCACAAGCACCAATATCAGGACTACCGTTCATAGTAGCCGTTATCGTAGCTGTTCCAACATTGGGATTCACCATATAGAATATCTCTGATTTCATTGCATCATCACCGAGTTGCTCTTTCCCTAGAGTTAAACTATCACCATCATAAGTAACAGCACTAACATCACTCTTTCCACCACCATCTTTCCACCCAAATGTACATACTAAAAGTCTGTTAGAACCCGCACTGACTGTATGGCTCCACTCTATAGGATTGGTTCTATCCCCACCGTTGTTAGATGTAGCATCTACTTTTATCGCCATTATAAGTTATCACCGACAACAACCCCGTCATAGTTACCAGAACTTACTACCTTAAATGCAAACCAATCTCTCTTACTAGCTGTAGTAGTTAGAGTTGGTGCTGAACCCCCAGCCCACTTAATAGTAGAAAACCAAGTAACTGTTCTTGAGCCTGTGCCGTCTTGTAAAATTGATACACTAAACTTCTGACCTACCTTCTCATTACTTAATGCAATAGTGATGTTTCCTGCTGGCATTGTAATCTCATGGTCGTTACCTTTAGATAAATCAAGAGTAGCTGTTGCTGCACCTGCTGGTGTATATGTCTCTGGTGTTTGATATGTACCATTGACTGTCTTTATATGTTCTCCAGCTAAATCTGTATCACCAATCTCAATATCATCTCCAGTGTTTAGCTTTATGAGATTCCTGTTTGCTGCACCTATGGTTATACCTGCGAATGAGACATTGTTGGCTAGTAATATTCCTTCATCTTCATGGGAATCGTAAGCCTGTTCATTGGCAACCATGTTGTCCAATTTAGCTTCTGTTATAACATCTCCTGATGTCCACGTTACTGCTGTATGAGTTGTACTTCCTAAACTTGCTGCCATTATTTAATTTCCTCCAAATAAAACTTAGACTTACTCTTACCAAAGTCTCTACCTTTGGCATTACTATTTTCTATACTATTAGCTTTAGTTGGGGAAAGGGTTTTGTTAGTTCTGAAATCTCTCGTGTCTTGCCCACACGAACATTCTATCCCCAGCCTACCATCTATTGTAGAAATGTTCAAGGCAAATGTACCACTCCATATCTCCCCATCTGTCTCAACTAAGTAGTGTAAGTCGCACCAATCGGTCAGCTTCTTATCTGTAGACCAAACCACTGCAACATTACTACTGCATGACCTGCATTTAATATAGTATCTTTTCATTCCCTCTTTGCTTCTAGGACACGCCAAAGCAGGTACTGGCATCCCTAAAGACTTCATAGCTATGTATCTCTCTAACAAAGCTCCACACTCACACCCTGCTCTATCGTGGGGTGTTTGACTTATTATCTCTAAGTTCTTGCCTAACTTAGCAACTTTAGCAGACATTGCTTTACTAACTTTTACTGTCCTCATAATAGACCTACCGTTTCTGTGGTACTACCCACAACTGTTGTTCCTACTATAGCAAATATTTGATTCTCTGATTCTGTAATCTCTCTCACAGTTAAGTATTGTCTAAATCCCCCTTGGTCTAATGTTCCTTGTATTCTATTTATTCTGTACTCTTTCTTATCTAATGTAATAGGGTCTTGTACTTTAATTCTATCCCTTATCTGTACCTGTGGTATACCATGAACGAGTAACTTAATTACTCTTGATGGTTCTCCATATCTCTGCACTAACGCAGTAGCAAGGTAGTCAGACATCAGTTGTGTTTGAACGAAATCATTATCAATGTCCACCCTGTGTTCATCAAACTTATTCAATGAATCTGAATCAGAATCAGCAGATACAATCTCATTTAATACCTCTGCTAATTTTCCCCTTACCTTTAATAGATTATAGAAACATCTGGTCCCAGCACCGTTTACTAACGTTACCTTCAAGTCATATCCCTGTGCTGCAGCAGTTACAGTCTGATTACCTGTTAGGTCGCTTCCTGTGCCTCCTGTACCACTAAAGGCAGTGTAGTCTGTAGTGGAAGCAGGTACGGTAACATCTGTTATAGGAGCCTCTATCTTTGCCCATAGTATCTCTGTTTCACCAGCACCAACCTCAACCTCTCCCGATGTCCATATATCCTTTGTAGCAGATTCCTCTCTGGGTTTAGCTTTAACGGTAGCACTATTTATAATCTGACTCCTCTGTCTCTCTTGCCAATCTAGTATGTCCTCCTTGTTTATATCCCAGACACTGGCGTTATATGGTGCAAAGTGATTCTTGTTTCTATTATGAAACCTTAATATCCCATCTTCATCTTGAAAGAATAAACCCTCCTCAGACTCACATAATTGTTTAATTCTCTCAAAAGCATTGGTATCTTTACTGAACCCTGCAAACTCTATTGTATTCAATCCATTGTCTAAAACGTATTGGTCTGAGGTAAATCCTATGGTAGCTAGAATATCCGCTATAATCTCATCTGTTCTCTGGTTCTCATATAACTTACCCTCTAACGGAGAAGTTTCTAAATATTTAACGAAATCTACACTATGTATTTCAACAGTACCCTTTAACTTCTGGTCTTCAGGCATCTTAGTAAGACCTTTAAATATAGGGACAGTTTTATCTATTCCACTAACCCTAAACCCTATGTGTCCAATCAAAGGTCTGTTTGGTAATATAGCAGTCCCTATTGTTGCATTCTGGTCTGGAGTGAACCTACTGTCTATGTTGTCCAGAACACAATCCATCAATGTATAGGATATACCTCCTAAAGGTTCTATAGTTGACCTGTCATAGTCCATTGAAATTAATCTTACTGATTCATTGAAATAAGTATAAGCATCTGGGTTAGTAACAATAGGATTGGCACCTTGTATGATGTCTACCCCATTGACTACAGACGTTCCTACTACTGCAAAGGTAACTGAGTTTAAAACTCTAGTCCATGCAATCTTTAAATCCCACTTAACATTCCTAACATAAGCAGTAGTTACATTGTTGAAAGCAGTCCATATTGCAAGACTACTCTGAGTTCTTCCCTGCACTACTCAACCTCCGTTAGAACAAGACTTAGGTCCTCTCTGTATTCATCACCACCTGTGTTATAAGACCTGTTACTTAACTCTATTATTACACTCGTTGTAGCTACAGTTAAGTTAGTCTCCGACACGGTAAAGTCTCTGTTAGTCAACAGATTGTACTCACCTAATACCTGATTAACTTGTGTTTGAGTAAGCTTCTCAAATCCCAATATGAATTGTTCTTTAGTTGCTACTACATCTTTCTTTGTAGCACCGCCTAATGTATTAACCTTACGCCCAGTCTCCATTATTACCCTACTCATTGATTTAGGATTTGGTAATGTAATTGCTCCTAATTGGTACAAACTATGCCCCCATCATTCCTGCTACAGTAAGCCCTTTAGATTGAGCTACCTGTGCTAAACTTTCATACAACGTTTCTGCAAGTATTCTTCTTTCTGTAACCGAACCTGCATATATCCCAACATTAACATTTAAGGTAACAGAGCTACCGCCCCCACCCCCACTACCTACTCTTTCATTAGGTATTATTCTACCAGTTGTAGGGGGTACAAACATTTCAGGTCCTCTTTCTCCTACTAGAACAGCACCCATAGAAGGATTAACAATACCGCCCGAAGCTCTATTTTCCCCAACAAACTTACCAAGTGAATCCTTTTCAGCTTCCTTCCACTTACTCCATGCCTTACTTATTGCATCGGTAACACTATCCCATATAGCCCTCACTCTATCAACAACACTTATATGTGTTTCCAATGCACTATTTAATTCAGCAGATTTATCCTCATTTTCCTGCATTGCTACAACATTATCTCGTTCTGCCTTTGAAACTAAATCAGTTTGTTCCTCTACCCGTTCTTTTTGCGATGTTAGAGTAAACTCAGCCCTCTCTAAAATATTTGTTGCAGTTCTAGCTTCTAAAGAGCCTTTCCCAAATTGGTCAATAGCCTTTGTTTCATTTATAGTAGCTCTTTCCACAGCAAGTGCGGCACTTTCAAGAGTTATCTCCATCCCTGCTAACCTGTCTGTTTCAAATCTCACCGCCATCATTGAGTCAATCAAGACTCTATTAGAATCTTCCAACTCCTTAGTTTTATTTATCAAAGCTAGTTTAGTAGAAACCAACCCACCAGTAGCTAAATCCACAGCACCTATTCCCAAAGCAAGTCCAGCTAACCCTACTATAAGAGGAGCTATTGCTGCAAAGTTCAACCCTACTAGTACCCTACTTAAAGCTGTAAAAATCATCACAAGTCCAGGCAAAGCCATACCAACTGCTAACAACCCTACACCCAAAAGTCCTACTGCTGCCCCTATAACTAAGAAGGCTGTAACTATATTGGGATGATTCTCAGCAAATGTAGCAAAGCTATTAATCATAGGCACCAAAGCAAGAACCAGATTATTTATAGAAGGTAATAAAGCACTACCTATCACTATACCTAAATCATTAATATTGTTTCTTAGAATAATTAACTGAGATTCTGTTGTTGCAAATCGTTTATTGGCTTCTTCTGTTAAGGCTATATTCCTTTCCCAAGCAACGGAGGATTTATCAATAGCTTCTTCCATTATCCCGCCCGCACCAGCAACAGATACAAAGGATTGTACTAATCTCTGGTCTGCTAGTCCTATGTCATCAAGCAACGCGACGGCTTCAATCCCAGCATCGCCCAGACCTTCCACAAAGGAGTTGAAAGCACCTGAGGCATCTTCTTCAAAAGCCTTAACAAACTCATCAGAGGTCATACCAGCCACATCTGCAAATGTTTCTAATGCATCGCTACCATTAGCAACCGCATCTGCCATTACAAACAGTGTTTTAGAAACAGCAGTACCGCCTCTCTCAGCTTTTACACCTACAGAAGAAAACGCAGTAGCAATTCCAAATATATCTGCTGTAGTAAGACCTGCTATCTTACCTGCACCTGCTATCCTAGTAGCAAACTCAACTATCTCTGCCTCCGTAGTAGCAAAGTTATTTCCTAGGTCAACAACAGAAGAACCCATCTTATCTATATTATTAATAGGCTCTTGCATTATGTTTGCTATTCGTGCAAACGAGGTTGCTGCAGCTTCTTCTGTTAGGTTTGTTGTAACAGAAATCTCGGCAACAGTTTCAATAAATTTTGTTAAATCCTTTACGCCAGTAACACCAAGCTGTCCTGCTAATTCTCCTATCCTGTTTAAACCACTAGTAGCTACAGGCATCCTCTTGGACATTTCCCGTATGTTATCTGATAGTTGTCTGAACTCTGCTTCTGTGGCATCTACAGTCTTTCTAATACCAGCGAATGAGCTTTCAAAATCTATAGCTGCTTTTGTAGCTCCAACCAACGCTGCAGTAGGAGCCGCACCAATAGCAACCATAGCAGTACCCATACTTCTCATATTGCTGGATATCTTACCCACACTTGACTGTATCTTACTCATACCTTTGGTAAGGTTATCTTTTAATGTTAAAATTACACTTACGTCTACTTTAGCCACGTTTTAATTTTCCTATCCTTTTCTCTGACCTAGTTTTCCTATTCTTGAAAGACCTCTCAGCATTCAGTATATCCATATTCTTCAAGTATTCTTCATAGGGTTCTTCCACAAAATCAGCGTAAGACAATCCAAACATCTTTCTGTACTCATGGTCAGCCATATCTTGCGATGTAGGCATCTGACCAGAGAACTGCTGATAATATTCCCTTACCCTTTTTTTCTATCTATGTTCCCTGTTAGAAACTCAATGCTCATAGATATTACTTCCACAGGTAAATCCTCTATTGAATCTTTTGGCATGTCTACAACTTTACCTCCAGACAATACCTTTGCTTCAACAAGTTTATCCTTTAGAAGAATGATACCCATATCTATTAGTTCAGCTTCTTTACCGCCAAACCCCATAAACTTACGAGCTTCCTTTACCGAGATTGGAGAGAACAGCAAATAGCATTCTCCCCACCCCTCATCTAAGAAATCTAGGCTAAATTTTCTAGTTATATCCAATTTCATATACTAATAACTTACTACCTCATTAACTAAACTACAAGTTGAAATCATATCATTCCCACCTGAAATATCCTTACTACATCTGAATGAAACCTTCTGTATGGTTATATCATCCAAAGCGTAATCAGGCTCCCAATCAAAGAAATCAACCTTTGAAAACTGGAATGTTAGACTCGGTCTTGTAGAATCACCGATCAACTCACTATTATTCTGGAACTTGACCTCCATAGCTCTACTGGTTCCATCTTTCATATAGTTCTTCCAAGTTTCATCTGTGTAATTTAACTCCATCTCACCCTCAACTGCTAGGACTGTGCTAAATATATCCTCTGGTTCTACTGTACCTAGAACATCATCCAACACCACACCCTTACTAAATGTTAATGTAACAGTCTTTATAGATACTGCACTTGCAGCACTCAAAGCACCCACATTTGCAGCCACCTTCATGGTTACATCTTTCTTAGAGTATTTTACTTCACTTGATACTGCTG